ATTGCTTATGGTTTAAACCTTCAAAATATTATTAATTCAGGATTAGTTGCTGTTGCTGAAACACAAGGTATGTACAGTGTTTCTGGTATTACAGAACGAGGAAAGTATGATTTAGAGATTCAAAAAATTCGCTCTGCAGCCGATAGAGATATTGGCCAAATGAATATGTATGCAGGCATGATGCAAGCCATGGGTTTTTAAAAATTATTAGTTGATCTGATTAGTTTATATTATAATTTTTATAGTGTAATTTTTAAATACCATGGCGAAAGGTGATTTGTCATTTGTAGATGGCGTCGCAATGATTGAGCAGGAGGATGGCACCAAGCGTGAGGCGCTACCTGGCGAAGCTGGTTTTGATAATGCTACTGTTCCCATTGAAGACTTTGAAGCACTCCTGGGTAAGTTAGAAGGCTCCAAAATGCGCCAGCAACGTCAGAAGTCTGTTGAAGGCCGTCGTGATATTTATTCACAGGGTCTTGCCTCGATGATGAGCAACTTCTGATCGTCTTGTGAAAAAGCCTTCTCCTGCTGAAAATTACACAACAGGTGGGGAGCTTGATGCTTACAAAAAAGCAGCACAAGTTGCTTACGACTACGCAAAGGAAAAGGCATTAAACGAGTCTTCTTCCGATAACTTCCCCATGGAAGACAAAGACGAAGACTCAACTTTCTCTAGGAGCAACAATAAAGATGGCTGATAACATCAGTGCAATGTATGATGAGGACGCTGATGATGTAACTAATGTTTTCTTTGATGAAGACAAAGCACGTCAAGCAGCTAAAGCAGTAAAAATTTTCCAAGATGTTTCTGTTGGGTCTACCATGAAGAAACAAAGTAATCTTGCAGAAGAAGAACGTAAAACTGATGCCCAAAAGCAAAGATTCGCAGAGAAAGACGAAGACCGGGATTATCGTCAAGCCCAACAGGCTTACCGATTCTGATATTGATTTACAAGTATTTAATCATTGGGTAGATAATTTAGATAGTGCAACTAAAGAGTCTTTTTACTCTTTTGCAGAAGAAACATTTTCTGTTATACAAGTTTATTTATACGCTAAATTTCTCGGGTACGACAGCAGTATTGTTGCCACTGATTTATGGTTAAAAGATAATTTTTCCAAACCAGATCATCTCAAAGTTTTGTTGCATGAAATTGAAGAGATGCAAGAAGACATTAAAAAGTTAAGAATGGATATTGAAAATTATGCGGTTAAACGAGATGTTGGTGTTGCCCGTATTGCTGCTATGCAAAAAGAATTACGTGGCACTATCTCCCAGGTTGATTCATTTGTTTCTTCTCGTGATCGCAAAGGACTTTTAATGGCTGGTGCAGATCGAGCTTTACGAGAAATTGCTTCTATTTTTAAAGATGATCCTATTGAAGGTCCGTTACAAGAAGCATCTATGTCTGTTTGGGCTAGAATGCAATTTGAAGATTAATATGTATGGAACAAAATAAACCTTCTTTTACTAGAATGTCGGTTCTTCAAATGTTAACCGACCTAGAGAAGAATAGGAATTATAATGTTCCTACATTGCCTAATCAGCCACCGCAAAATGCAGAAACTGATTTAGCTCCTTCTCCTTCCCCAAGTAACCAGGACTCAATTGAACCTGGACCTAATCCTTCGGATAAATTCCAACAACTATTAAACGCTCGCTCAAAATAAAATGGCTAAAAAAAATAAAATGCCTCCTCAGCTCCTGGAGCACTTTAAAAAAAAGAATGAATCCAAGAAAGGTAAGGACGCAGAAGAGTCTGCTGAAAAGGGTTTAAAGGCAGCCAAAGCAGCTAAAAAACATAAAGATAAGAAAGAAGGTAAGGATACAGACAAAAAGTAAGGTACTATTTAGATAACAAGAGGTTAAATAGTGCCTGCTCATCGTCATCTTGCTTATCGACGGAACGCTCAAGCTGCTGCCAAAAAACATAAAGTTCGTAAAAGCAGTAAAGAAGAATTATTTCAAAAAGCAAGAGATGACTTTGGTTACTTTTGTGAATACGTAGCCGATAAGCCACCAGCTAGACACCATCAAGAATGGCATCGTCAATTAGTAACAAACAATAATAGTTCTTGTTTAATAAAAATTGCAGGTCCTAATATTGATTTATTAGGGCCACGGGGATCTGCAAAATCGACTGTATTAGGTTTATTTACTGCCTGGGCAATTGGTATTCATACGCAAGCCAAGAAGCCCTTACAGATCCTTTACCTTAGCTATACAGTTGATATTGCACGTTCCAAGTCAGCAACAATTAAACGAATCATTGAATCAAAAAAATATCAAGAAGTTTTCCCTACCGTTAAGCTACTTAAAAATGTCACCAGTAATGAATACTGGTCTATCGACCATAAGTTTGCTGGCATTGATACAACAGGCGAAGAACAATTTACTTTATGCGCCGCTGGACTAAAAGGTTCAGTTACTTCAAAGCGTTCTCAACTTGTGATAATTGATGACCCCATAAAATCTGCTTCAGATATTGGCAACCCAGACATCCGCAAGATGATGCAGGATAATTGGAACGCTGTGATTGCTCCAACGATGTTTGAGGGAGGTCGTGCAATTTGTCTTGGTACACGCTTCCGTCATGATGACATTCATTCGACCACGTTCTGTCAGCAAAATAATTGGACGCAAATCGTTCTTTCTGCAATTTTGAATAACGACGTAACCGGCGAGGAAGAATCATATTGGCCTGAGATGTGGTCCCTAGAGTACTTGAAAGAGAAAAAAAGGCAAGCACCCATTGCTTTTTCTTTTCAGTACATGAATCAAATCGTTAGACAAAATGAACTTTCTTTGGCACCAGAGCTGTTGGTAAAAGCAGAAATTGCCACTGAATTTGACATGCTGGGCATTGGAGTTGATCTTTCTGCCGGAACAAAAGAAAAAAACGATTATACAGTTATGGTGTTAGGTGGTCGAATTGGAGACAAAATTCATATTATTGATTACAGAAGATTACGTGTTATGGGTAATCTAGAAAAACTAGATGCCTTAAAAGAATTACTTAATGACTGGTCAGTTGTAGGCCGTCAAGAAGATGGCACTTATTTCCCTACTTATTCAACATGTGATATTTGGTCAGAAGCAGTACAGTATCAAGCCTCCCTGGAAGCTGATTTTAAACGAATATGTTTAAATAATGAAGGATTATATAATTTGATTTGGCATCCAGTAAAAGGATTTCGTGCAGATAAATTAGCACGATTCAGGGGCATCATGGGAATGTTTGAAGATCGTAAAATAGTATTTAACCGGTACAGAAACTTTACGACAATGTTTGAAGAACTAACCAATTTTGGAGTTAGTAGTCACGACGATTGTGTGGATGCTTTAGTTTGGCTTGTTACCGGTTTAACACGTAAAGGTAAACTACAGCTTGATTACTAATGGAACAAATTGTTGCTTTGGGTATTGCAGCCATCTCAGGCGCTGGTTGGTTCACAAGTAAAATTTTCGGACGAATGCGAGCATTGGAAGATCGTATTGATCGAATGCCGCTAGAGTATGTCCTTAAACAGGACTATATCCGAGAGATGGAAAAAATGAATGAAGAATTTTATTCAATCAATAATAAGCTTGATAAACTAATGGAAAAGATACTGGCCAAATGAGTTACTTCATAGAGTTAGAGGAACATGAGGACGGGGATCTTTTCTTGACCTTGCCTGAAGAAATTATTGAGACTTTGGGCTGGGAAACAGGCACATTGTTGACGTGGAATATTAAAGGTGATGGAATTATTGTTCAACGTTTAAATGGTGAAGGAGGTTATGAACCTTTAGAATAATAAAAAGTTTTTCAATAGATGAATAATTTCGTAGAACAACGTCAAGGGCCACCAATGGTAATGGATGAAATTCCTAGAACGTATTATCCTGGTCGTGGTTTTTTGACAGATCAAGAAGCTTATCCAGAGAATCCTTTTTACCGTACTCCTCGCTATAGCGGAGGATTAAACATTCCTGGTGCTCCCGGCAATATACAAACTCTTCCTTATATAACTGCTACACC